TAAGTCTATTCTATCGTGTTTAAAGTATAATTGTGATAGTTGTTTTTTGACTTTTAATGCCCAACGTTGTTTTGATTCATCATTTATAGTCGGTGCAGCACGTTGATAATTACTCGATTTAGTTAACGTCATGTTATATGGCGATATAATAGTGTCCCTGCTTATAATACCGTATTTTAACGATAATATCATATAATCATCATAGTAGTCTTTAATGAAATGCATTTGATGTTTATATTGAGGAGAATCGCTATACATCTCCTCGGCACTACATTTATAGTCCTTTTTCTTTGCTTTACAAGATATAATTGCTAATTTTTTATTGTTCATTTATACAAAGTATTTATATAACATTACTACACCATAAATTATAATTAAGAATCTAAATGTGTTTTTGAATACTAATTTTCCGATTGCTCTGATTATTGTTTTATCCATTATTATAATATTTCAACATTTAATGATTCTAATATTTCAATAGCTTCATCAGCATCAAAATCAAAATCCATATCAAGTAAATCCTCATTTTCACCTTCGAAACCAATTACGTAAGCAATCATTTCTAACCACTCTTCAGTTCCCATTTCCATTTCAGTGTACTCTGTAATCAAGATGAATTGTTTAATTAAATGTTTCATTTCGTGTTTTTCTACTTTTTTCATAACCTTTGTTTTTATTTATTGTTTTTTTGGCATTATTGCCGTTATTATTTATATGGTAAATATAACATCCTTTTACGCGGGAGCCAAACCTCCCGCGCATTACTTTTATTTATTTATCAAGCCCTTCAGCAAATGATTTTAATAATTCTTTTTTATTAAATGGTTTATCTGAAACTATACTCCAAATATATTCCATTTGGTAACCCAAATCATAGGCAATTTCAAATACATTATCTTCAGTGGTAATTATTTCTTCAAATACCTCCATACCTTCAATAACATCTACAAACGTTGTTTCAATTTCTACTTTTTTCATAACTTTTATTTTTATTTATTTATTGTGGCAATATTGCCGTTCTTATTTATGTGTAAATATAACATCCTTTTACGCGGTAGCCAAACCTCCCGCGCATTACTTTTATTTATAATTTAAATGTTTATGACAAAACATTCTATGATGAATAGCCTGAAATAATTCAGCAATTATATCCTTATCAGTATCATTTAACTCAATAGGAGCATCAAATAAAATATCCTTAATTAACTTAAAAAAGTAATCATCTTTTTCTACCTCCCATAAATGAACTAAGAAATCCTCTGCCCATTCAAAATCTGTATTAAATTCTTCATTATACATTTTCCTTTCAGTTTCCATATAATTGTGAAAGTAATCATGTCTCTCATAAAGTAAATCTAATACCTTATCTTCAAATTCTTCTTCTTCTTTTTCTTCAATGTAAATTTCTAATTGAACATCATTAACATAATGTCCTACACATTCCATTAACTCTTCTCTAATAACTTCTTTTTCTAATTTTGTCATAACCTTTATTTTATTTTAATTTATTGTGGCATTATTGCCATTCTCATTTATACGTGAATATAACATCCTTTTACGCGGTAGCCAAACATTTTCCAACATACTTTTAATTATTTTATATTATTATACACTTTTGATCGGGCCATTGTAAGTGCACTGTTCCATCTATAATTAATTGTTTATGACTACAATCTGCTATGTGATTTGCTTTAACAAAATTAAGTAAACGTATATATGTGTCAGGTTTTATCATATGGTGTTTAACAAGCTTGTTTCTGTTTACTGTTGATTTTAAGAAATCTTCACACGTAAACCCTTCTATTACCTCCCATACTTTGCCATTATAATTCTCCATATTCTGAGTATATTCATAAGCCTCATCTATTACGGATTTTGTATGTAATAAATCTGTTTTGCTGACATTGATAAAATATTGTGTTGTTTGCGGGTAGAAATCTTCAGCAATCATTCTATCGTTATCATACTCATACTTTGCCATACCTCCTATTCCGATGCCATTCCAGTAATAGAAATCAGCCTCAGGTAATTCCTCATCTATTAAGAATTCAGGTGTATATAATTGATCATCATTAACTTTAAATAACCATTCTATATTATTTTCTTTACAATAATCAAATACAGAACCATCTAAATCTAATGTGCCGAAACTATGGCCACGATTCACGTTTAAGTCAACGAATTTAACATCGTCAAAATATTTCAACCATACCGCGTGGTGACGTTTTATTAATGCGTTAAATGCGTAATTCGCTGATACAATAACACCTTTAAATTTATCAAATATTGGTTTATTTGTTTTAATGTATTGTTCTAAATCAATTAATTTTGTATCTGATGATATATGGGCTACTATTCCTATAAAACTTTTATTTACTAACTCTAATTTAGTCATTTATATATTCTTTTGTTTGATTATAATATTTTTCTTCTAATTCAATACCTATAAAATCTCTGTTTAGGTTTTTACAAGCCTTCCCAGTTGAATTACTACCCATACAACAATCTAAAATTAAATCATTTTCATTAGTAAATTGCTTAACTAAATATTCTAATAATGGAATTGGTTTTTGTGTTGGATGTCCTCCTTTTATACGTGGGTTAGAAAATTCAATTACAGATTTAGGAAAACGTTTACCTTCATTAACTGCTGTATAAGCATATTGTTTACCATAGTTATTGCCTTCACCTTCCTTACCACTCTTAGTTTGTGTATATGGTTTACCTTTAGTAAATTGAGGGTTATATGTTAAAGCACCTTTATTTTTATCTTTTTCAAATATAAGGATATTCTCGTGATGTTTCATAGGACGATACTTTGATAATAATTGTCCACTTCCTATAGTTTTATTCCATATTACTTCGTGTTTAAAGTTTTTAGGATTACTCATTATTAATGCTGAAGTAAAAGGTTGTGAACTAAATAATACAATGTTTCCTTGATTTTTAATTATGCGATTAAATTGTTCCCACATAAGTTTAAAAGGGATTACTTCATCCCATTTATTTCTTGTAATCCCATAAGGCAAATCAGTGATAATATGGTCTATACTATCGTTAGATATTTTAGACATTTCTTCTATAGCATCACCTAATATAAGATTAGTCATTTCTATTGTTTAGTTTATTTAAATATTCTTTCCTACGTTGACATGCTTCACAAGGTCCACCTTTGTATTTTTCATATAACCATTTAATGCCTGTGTAATATAAAATCTTTTCTACTAAATCACCTAATTTAAATTTTATCATATATGTCAGTTTTATTAGGGTTTCGTGATGAATTAGGATTTAATTTTTTATTTTGTCTATATGCAATATCTCTTTCTCTACTTTTTTCTTCTAATTCAGCCATTTTAGCATTCCATAATTCAAATGTATCATCATACTTACCCCTTTGTTCTTCAAGTGCTTTCATAACTTTATCTTTATTCTCTAATTTTTTCTTTTTTAAATAACGTGAAATCATATCATTTTAATGTGACTCGATGTTTTAACTTTTTTAGGTTTTTGTTTTATTTTATAATGAACAAAGAAATTAAGGTATTCTTCACCTTTATATTTATCAGGTCGTCCATGCAAGTAACGACTTCCATTATAGTATAACGATTTGCCTGGTTTTATATCTAATTTATACTCATTTAAATCTTCCCCTTCACATACTAAATCCCAAGATTCATCAGCTGAATATGTTACACTAAAACTTACTGCGTGTGTACTAACTCTGTCTCGGTGCATTTTTAAACTACTATCTTTACCATAAGACCTAATACCATATACAAAGGTTGGTTCTAATTTTTGACCACTCATTTGTTCAGCTATAGGCAAGTAAATTTCGTGTATGCGTTGTGTTATGCTTGGTTCGCTATCCATGTTATATAAACGTGTTTTACCGTCAATTTCATGTAATTCTTGTTCGTCCTTAATATTGTCTTTATGTTTCATTAAAAACGCAGTAACTAAATTTGTTACTTCTTCTGGTGTATCAAGAATATCAAATGCTTTACCATATTGCGGAGGTAAATTTTTAGTTTCATTTAAATATTTTTCTGCTGCTAAATCATCCTCTAAAGGATTCCACTTATTTTCTCTTATCCATGCTGTAACAATATATTTTTTACCAAATGCTACTCGTTCACCTATATGTTTAGATGCAGGTTGAATTTTACCATCTTCTTTTAAATTGTCCCAAGCTAAAGCACATCCTAAAAGAGGCATAAAACTTCTTTCTACTACTGGAAATGTAGTCCAACCACCTTCAACATCTTGATTTAGATATATCATTAGTGTTTTAATTCTATTTCCTGAATGTAAACCGAATTTTTTAATGTTTACACTATCAAACGCATCGAAATGTTCTGTAAAATAACCATCTCTTTCATAACACTGTCCTTGTAAACCTTCCATCTGTAATACATCAACACCTAATTCTTTAGCTATTTTATTTTTTAGCTTCATTACTGGTTTTGAACAATCGCAAAGGTAAGCTGTTTGTGATTTTCTAGATTTGTCTATTACTTTTTCACCACCTAAACCTACTGTAGATTCGTTTAGGTCTTTATCTATTAACTCTATTAAAGTTTTACATTCCTTAGGAGTAATAAATTCAGGTATTAATGTTAAATCCCAACTATCAAGTGGTTGGTGTTTCATTGATTCTTTTAGGTCCATTATATTTAAATTTATAATCTTGAGGTAAGTTATTATATATTATTACTTCTTGCTCAAAATAATTTGTAACGTATTTTTTCTTTTCTTCTAATTGTAGTGGTTTTAAACGTATCATTCTAAAGCTCTGATGTTTTCGTTTTTCCTTTAGTTCGGTTTCTGGTAATGGTAATTTTAGGTTCCTCGGTAGTTTTCTTTTGCTCATAACTTGGTTTTTGTAATTCCTTAAGATACTCCCTAACTTGTTGCCTAATGTATCTTCTGTTATGAGGTTGTAATTCCTTCATAACATCATATACAACACCGCGAGTTTTGTTTTTCACGATACAAAACGTTATTTTACGTGTTAAAACGCGTTTAATTTGGTCGTATTTGAAAATACATATTGTTACAAATATCCCAATTATTGTGCTGGCTATAGTAAATAACCAATAATTTCTTAAAATTGCTTCTTCCATTATTTTATATTTTTCTTTATTAATTGTTCTTTTAATTCTACTAATGCTTCTTTTATATCCTGACTTAATCGCTGAGGTGTTATGTTTGTTATTTTACTTAATTCACCAACTGTCATTTGTTCCATATAATGTTTCTGTATAAGGTATTTACTATAAAAATGTAACCCTTCAATTAGTAAAGGTAATTCATCTTTCATGTTACTCCAAATATCTCCTTCATCATCTGCAGCCTCTGCATAACCTATCCTTGAACTATAGTCATAGTCATCAAACAACACTCGATGAGACTCAATGTGTTTCCTATGTTTAATGTAAAAAGGTGAGGTTGAAGAACGAACGGCCAATGACATGGCGCTGGTGAGGTATCGTTCTAATGCAGGGACTTTGGCAGACGGAGAAGTAACAATGACATATTTTTTCTGGATTGGTTGATTTAGAAAATATAAAACCGTGTGTGATACTAAGTCAGCACCCCACTTTTCGTAATTGTAACTACAAACCTTTCGAGCATTTACAAATAGTTGGTCTTGAATAAGGGTTAGTTCCCTATTCACTACCGTTTCCATTTCCAATTCAGATAGTCCTATGTCCATTGTCCACTGTTTATGTATACGTCAATATACGATGTCTCATTGGCGTTGCCTAGTTGCCTTTGTCTTTTCTATCGTTTCTTATTGACTTTTCTTTTCCCCTATTATAAATATTAGATGAAATATCGAAACGAAAAAATAGTTGTGAGAGAGTTATGAATAGGGTGTGAAGCGGATATAATCGGGTAATGTTTTATAACTTTTATTGACCTTGTTTCTCCAGAGACTTTAATAACTTAGGCAACTATTTTAATTATTTAAATGTTATATTAAATATTCTAAACACATATGTTGTTAAGGTAATAAGGATTTTTGTGGTATCCAAGCTATTTTTTAGAAGTTATTTACAGAGGATAGTGATGGGCGATACCTGTGGCAGTATCGCCCTAACTTCATTCATAGTAAAGCTATTTCACTTCTAAATAAATAAATAAACGCTTATGAAAACGTTATTATTAATATACGAAGTGTAATTAACTAAACCAAGTTATTTTTAGTTTATTTTTCTAATTATCCCACCATAAACACTTTGTGTAGTTGTTGTATTCTCTATATTGGAACCAAAATGGAATGTTTGGTCTGTTGTCCAATCTATATTATGTGTTTCTACTGGGTCACCCGTATCAATAGCATTAAATGCTGAGTCATTTGTATTTGGACTCCATAATGTTGTTTCAGTAGCTGAGGTTATAAACAGAGTCTTTTGAAAGTATGCTTTACCATTAACTCCATTCTGTAAACTAGCTAATCCGTAATACTCTGAACTATATGGGTAAGGAGTTCCTGGTGCCCAACTACCTGAAGCAATACCTATTGCTGAGTAGTTAGTTCCTGATGTTCCCCCAGTTTGTTGGTATAAAGCCCTAAGTTCAAGAACATCTCCTGGAACAAATGTTCCTCCTGGGATTGATGCTGTCATAAAAATAACATCTGCTCCGGGTGCTGACGCAGAGGTATATGTAATACTCCTTGGTTCTAATGAGAATGAGGTAATACCTCCTCCACCACCTCCGGCAGCAGCCCATTCAATTCCACCATTAGCATTAGATGTTAATACTTGTGCTGATGAACCAGAGCTTCTACTTGAGTCATATAAATTTACTTGTTGTGAACCTGATGCTCTTTGTATAATTGGAACGAATGATGAACCAGAATACATCTGTAATGCCATCTTATCGTTATCCATTCTTAATCCTATACCTACATCTATTGTAGGGTCGGCAAATGTAATACTACCAGTTGACCTAAGATTTTCATTTTGAAATTTAGCCCATAAAGACCCATTATTAATAAATTGGTAAGCATCACCTGTGGCACTTGCTTTAGTGAAATTTAATTGTTGACCAATAGAAATACCTAAAGATGCTTTAGCGTCAATTTGTAAATTTTGCACATTATCATCATCACTTTCTATAATACCAACGCGTGAACCACTAAACTTTAATGTTGGACCAACACTATAACTATTATTTGCTTTATCTTCAATAACTAATGTTGGCACTGTGCCTAATTCATTTAAACTTAATGTTTGTGAACCTGTTACTGCTAATGAACCTGTTATTTGTGCTGAACCTGTATATGGAAATGCTGTTGGTGATGCTGCCGTTTGCCATTCAGCATTTCCTGTTGTGGATACTCCAATAACTTGACCTACACTACCTGTAAGATTAGAACCTAAAATTCCTAATTCAATTGAGCCTGACATTGATAATTTATTAGCATCTTGAATTTTTACATCAGTAGATAAATTTAATTCTCCTTGTGAACCTGAAGACCATAACTTAATATTATCTGCTCTACCTACTGAATTACCACCCATTCCTAATAAATGAATATGATTTCCTAATCCTGAGAATGCTGTGCTAGCTAATTCTAAGTTCTGCCCTCCCATTTCTACAATTTGATAAGCGTTAAATTTGTTACCTATATTTGTAGTAAGGTTATTATAAATTTGAACATTACCATATTGAACTGGATTTGTTGAACTACCTAATATGATTGAATCTCCACCAAATGCCGCGGCATTTTGTCCTGCTAGTATACTAGTGCTTCCTATAATTGAACCTGTAACATCAACCTTTCCAACAAATTTTGCTGAACCTGAATTATTAATTGATTGAGTTACTGCTAAGCTATATCCAAAACCTGGACTATCACCTCTATACCCAACATTAACATCTTTTCTTAAATTAGTATCGTCATATACAGTTAAATCATCTCTAACTGCTACATCTCTAGATACATCTAATCCACCTGTAATTTCTAAATCAAATCCATCAATGTCAAATACTGAATTAGATGAACCTGAAACTATTAATTTTCCATCAACTCTACCATCACCTGTAACTTTAAATCCTAATGATGCTGTATTACCATTCTCTAAGACTTGTTGTAAATTAACACTTGCATATGATGAACTTATAGCGTTATCTGAATTTACAGCGTGTGATGATGATACAGCATAACTTGAACTTATCGCGTTATCTGCGTTTGATGTGTGAGATGAACTGATAGCATAACTAGCTGATACGGGTATGAATTCTGTACCTGTCGCCGTTGCTAACACGTTAAAAGCACCGCTGGCACTTCTTTGTATTAAGTTTTGAAATGATTGGGATATGTATAATCCTGATAAATCTTGTGCCATATTATATTGTGTTTTTATTTGGACCTGGTGGAGGGAATGATGGATATGCTGAGTTAACAATTGGTAATCCTGCTTGTCGAGCTAAGTTTAAATAAACTGCTCTTGTATTACGTTGCATTACTATAGGTGACCTATACTGCGAACCATAATCAGGTATAAATTGGTATAATTCTGTATTTTGTCCTAATTCAGGAAACAAATTATATTTTTCGTTTAAGTATCTAGATAATTGATCTGAGTAGAATTGTTGTTTATTAAAAATGCTTTGACGTTTAGTGTCATACATATTTTTGTCTACATTAACACTATTTTCTCCTCCTGTAGGAGTAAGTAAACCATTGTTTCTTGTTCTTACATAAACATTTTCTGTTATGTTATATAATGAAGCATATACTAAAGCTGGTTGTATGTAATCATCTAATAATGTTTGATATGAACCACTAACTGAACTATTATCAATTTTCTCTATAATAACGTTATACAACTTTGTTCCAATAATTGGTTGTATAACCATATCTTGTTGTTCGCGTATGGCATTAACCATTAAAGAATCATCAACTGATTCATTCAAATCTGTAAATGCGCGAACTTTTGCTTCTGATATAAGGAGTGTCGTGGTCATAATTTATTCTGTTATTGGTGCGTCGTTATCTATTTTATCATCTAATACTGCTTCATCTTCTATATCTGCTTCTTGAGAAGTTACTACTTCTGCTTCTTCTTCCTCATCATAATCAAACAGAGGATTCTTTTGAATTACTCCTAGTGTTATGTCGCCGTAATTTAATTCTAACAATCCTTCAAATGTAGATAATATGCTTTGTTGAAATGGTAATACTACAGTATTCAAAAATAATCTGTAAGCCGTCTCCAACTCGTCAGCGTTATTACCTAATCCTGTGTTTTCCTTAATACCTAATAACGCTGGACTTGTAATTCGATGAGATGTTAATATCTTTTGAGATACAACATCGTTTAACGTAGTGTAGTAGTCATCAGCTCCGTTTTGAGGTATTGGTGTAATGTCTGGTTTTAAACTTGGATCAGCAACATCCATATATAACATATTTCCCGCGTTACTAGTACCTTCATACTGTAAGCGTAACATGTTTTCTATAGCCATTCTTTCTTCATCATTAGCATTTGTATAAGTTGTGATTGCTAAAGATGGTGCTAAACCATTTTTAATGTTTGATATGTGAAAATTATCTACCTCTTGATCTAAGTCTATTACTTTACTTCCTGCTACGTAATCTGGAAGAGGATAGTATTGTTGTCCAGGTCTGTAAGGATTGTGGTATAATAATTGTTTTGGTTCCTCATCACGTTTAAATAAATTAAATGCTGGTAATTGAGGTAATTTTTTATCGTCTTGTTCTATATTGTAGTTCCAAATTGGTTTCCACTCGTTTGAAATATAGAATCCTGGTATTTTATTTCTATCGTCTTTTTCCATTGCTCGAACGTGACTAAAGTCTACGTGATAGATTTCTGCAATTTTGCTTCTATCTCTAGAGTAAATAATCTCTAAAGCATAGCCGCCGAATAATTTATAATCTAAAGCTACTTTACCGAAGATATCGTTCCAAGATTCTCCTTCTCTGTTAGCAACATTTAGTATGTCTTCATCCTCTGTTACTAAACCATCACCTGTAATTGCTTGAACAATTGCGTTGACACATGAAGCGTGAGTTGAAGATTGATTGTATAAGGAAATAAGGTATTCTGGATACATATTATCCGAACCGTATTTCATATACTTAGGTGTATCGGGATGATCTTCCCTATACGGGTTAGATTCTCTATCAAATCCGTTATGTACGGACATTTTTTCCTTTTTAATTGACGAGAAGTTAAATTTTGTATTTTCCATTAGTATTGATATGTGTTAAATGTACCATTCTCATTTGGGGATACATAGTCATTTATGATAGGATCATTTGAACCCGAAACATAAACTCGTTCTGTGTCAATAAATCCTCCATCGTATTTGTTAACTAGATATTTTTGAAATATATTCCAAATATAATCTATAACAGATATTGGTGAATTGTTATCTGCCCATTTTAATGCTGTTACATTCCAAATAGCAGGATCAAATTCACTTACGAACGGAGATATATCTGCAAAGTATTGTCCTGAAGCTGTTGGTGCTTGATTTCTATTAGATTGAACTAATAACCATCCACTTCCTGCTTGTGTTTTATTAGATATGATGCTACCACTTAATTCCCAAAGAGATTGGTCATAACTACTAGTTAATGAATATAATGCTTCAGATGAACTCACTTGGTAATTTACCCAAAGTGCATTAGTATCTACTCCGCTTGAACTATAGTTTAACCTTATCATATAGTAATAAATATGTTTTTATTGTAAGATAATCCTAAAATAGGGAGTAGAGCTAATGTCTACTCCCTTGTTTTAGAAATATAATTTGTATTCTTAAGATACTGCTATCCCAGTTAACACCGCTGATAAACTGGACCCACTTACTTCACTTGCTGGAAACGGTTCGTCTCCTGTAAATGTTAAAGTGTATCCGTTTAAGTCACCAAAGGCTGTGCCTGTAGCTCCTGTTCCTCCTGATAATGTCATGCCGTTTTCTTGACCTAAATAGAAAAATTGTCCTATTCCGCCATCTTCGGTACCATTATTAGTCTGAACAATCATTTTAAGGTCTGGATTTTGAGCCAATACCTTAACTTGATTACGTGTTGACGATTGTAGTTTTTGGAATGGTGCGTTTACTACTTGTTCGTAATAAACTGTTCCATTTTCAATACTACTGTTAATAGTTTCTGTAAAGTCACCTGTGTTTTTAGCTAATTCGAATAAAAAGAATTCGCCTGAACCACTAATGCCTGTAATTAAACCATTTTCCGCGCCTGTAACTGAAACAACCGACCCACTTAAAATATAAATTTGACGTAGACCACCCATATTATCTCGGCAACCGAGTTGGAATCCACTTGTAATATCACATGCCATAATTTTTAAGTTTTAGTTGTTAATAATAATCAGTTAAGATTAGGCTAAATCGTTAGACACATAATAATGTGGGTGTCCAATTTGAGTTCCTAATTTGTTTCTTAGTCTGTACTTGATTGTGTCAGAATTGATATCATACCACAATTGGTAGTTTGATGTATCTGAAGTTAAATCAGTTCCTACGTACATATCGCTTGCAGGGCCTAATATTACTCTTTCTGAGTTTCTTAATCCCCAACCTCCAACGATAACTACGTTTGGATAACCAGGTAATGGTACTTCATAGTATCCACCTCTTGATTTTACAGTTGTAGGATCGAAATGGAACAAGTTTTGAACTGTTAATCCATTTATGATTCTTTGGAATACTGAGATACCACAGAAGAATGTTAAATCTGGAGCATCAGCTACGTTAGCATCAATACTAGAGATCATTCCTGTTAACTGAGTATATGCAGTTGAACCTGTAATTGCAGTTGCAGAAGTTCCTGTTGCTACATTTACATTTGTAGTTGAACCAGAAATTAATGCTTTGAATCCATCAGCTTCAGCTGTTACAGTTGAACCTGCGAATTCAGCTCCACTTACAGCGTTCCAGATAAAATCATCATTTGATTGCTGACTTTTTGCAACTAATTCAGTAGTTAAATCATTTAATAGTGAGAAAGTTTCTTCATAAGAACCTTCTGGTAACGCAGAAATACCTAAGTATTTTTGTGTTAGTGTTTGTAAATTCCAGCTATCGTAAGCTGTTCTTTTAGTAACAGTAATATTTCTTTGAGAAAATACTGCTGAACCTGAAGGTGTAGTTACTGCATCACCACCTTGAAAATAAGGTGTTACAGCTACTTTGTTTAAAGGTTCTTGGTACTTAATTCCTTCTTGAATGCTTACATACTCAGCGGTATTCCCTTTGTATATAGTCTGAAGAACAATCTTACCTGCTACTTCGTTGTTAAAATCGCCTAAAGCGGCTACATTTAATCCCATAATAGTTTAGTTTTGTTTGTTTTTTGTTAATTATTTTTGAGACATTCTTTTCAACATTAAGTTGTATCGTTTGTCTGCTTTTGTGTTAGATTCTACTTTTGAGAATTTAACGTTTGGAATAGTTTTTTTAGCTGCTGGTTCAGAATTAAATGCAGACATTTTTTCTTCTATGGATTTCATTTTGTCATCCATTTTAGCCATTTTGTCTTTTAATTCTTCTACTTTAGCTTCAACTACTTCTTTCATTACTTCGACAACATCTTCCAGTGAAAATCCACCTTCTTTAATTAAGTCTGCTTTTTCATCTTTAATTCCATCTAGATATCCTTCTTCTTCAGCATCAGTACGAGCGTCCATCTCATCTTCTTTAGATGCGAATGCTCCTTCGTCTGCTTTATCACCTTTCTCTTCGATGACAACGTCATCTTTGTCCTCTTCTGCAAGATCAGCATCGCCTTCTCCTTTAGCATCTGGATATTTAAGTCCTGTGATTTTAGAATCTTTGTCTAGAATAAATTGGATACCAGATGATGATACGTGTTCTCCTTCAGGTGCTTTAACCATTTTTCCATCAGCATCCTCTATAAATAGAGTTTGTCCGACAGCAAATTTGCCTGCCTCTTCATTAGATACTTTTGAACCATCTTCTAATTCCGCTTTATCGAATTTTTCAACTTTAGCTTCGACTAAATTAAAATGTTGTTTTACTAACTCTTTTAATTCATTTTTAGTCATAGTAAATATATTGAATAATTATTAATGAGGCTATTTGCCTCATTTTATACCAATAAATATCTATATATTATCACTTCTTTTACAAAATCGGTTGGCTTCTGTTGATATTCTATTTATATTGTGTATGTATGATAAAACATAATAGACCGCCTCGAAAGCCAGTTTTATTTGGAATCGATACAAATGAAAATGTCTGTTGGAAATCTGTTGGCTACCGCATAGATAGTTCGTATATTGGGGTATAATTAATAAATAAAAATAATAACAATGGAAAAATTAGTAAAACAAGTAGAAAGAGTTGCAGATGAATTATCACAACTAAACACAACAATTGATGCCCTAAATAGAGGAGAAATGTGGGGAGGAACATTAGTAGATGCCTTAAATGAAATTGCTAAAGCAGTAGCAGGAGATAAGCATTGGAGTAACAAAAAGTAACAATAATGGGGGAGTAAAATCCCCCTTTTATTTGGAATTAATATAAATGAAAAAGTATGTTGATAAATGTTTGGCTATCGTGTAGATAGGTCGTATATTGACGGGGTAAATAAGGGCATAACGTCTGGAAAACAAAAACAATAAATAAATAAATAAATTATGGAAACAAGTAAAGAGTTTAGAATGAACAAAGTAGTTAATTATGTCAATGATAATATTGATAAAGTAAAACATGAATTTCAATTAAAATTAAGTAGATGGTTTACTGATGAAGACTGTACTATAACTGATGATGGTTTTGAAACATTTAATGAATGGAAAGATTTTTGTTTTATATCTAGTGGTGAAGGGGTTTTAACTAATAATGGTTTTGAAGATATAGAAGATGAGGATGAAAGAATGTCATTATTAGATAAAGTTGAAGAATTAATAATGAATGAATATTAAAATAAATAAATAATTAAATAATAATGGGGGTGTAAAAGCCCCCTTTAATTAATAATAATTAAATAAATAAATTATGTCTGTAAAACACAATAAAAAAGGCGCATGGCCTAAAGTATGCACGCAATGTGCTGACAATGGAATTGAAACCATATTAAACCCTGGTGTCAACATCTATCTATCAATGTTTAAACGTAATATTTACAAATGTTTACCTTGTAAAGCTAAACAATCACAAGGTGAATATGTAAGAGATTGGAAAATACCTGCTTTTAGGGATAAAAAGAGAGATTATTTATATGATTATCATCGCACAGAACCAGCTGGTGTATATGCTCTTTATTATGACTTAGATATTGTCTATATTGGTGAATCTGATAAACCTGAACAACGTAGAGTATTTCATAAGACTAAACATATTAAATCAAAGGAACAATTAGCTAAAGGGCAATGGCAATCCCCTATACAATATGATTTAGCTACAGGTAAGATAGATGTAAAACGTTTATCGTTTGAAGTTATGGAATACGAACAAGATAAAGCTAAACGTGTAAAACGTGAAAAGGAATTAATACAAGAACATTTTATTGCTTTTGGTGAATATCCTAAGTATAATACAGATGGCACAAATAAAAAACGTAAACAAAGGAAGGAATAGTATCGAGGTTTCGATTGACTATTCCCTTCCTAAAGAAAAAATAAATAAAATTATATACAATAAAATACAATTGAATCAATGGACTAATTCGTGTTGTATGAGTATAAATATATTATGATAAAGAAATGTAATAAATGTAAGAGAGAAAAATCACTAAAGGAGTTTTCTAATGATAAAACTGCACCAGATGGTAAACACTATAAATGTAAATGTTGTAAAAAAGAATATAATAAGCAA